GAAGGAAGTGATTGGTTTCATGATAGCAGAGAAACAGTAATGACTATATCAAGCGCTGGGTCGCTATGGTCAAAGTCATACGGATGGTTACATGAGTATTTTGCCAAACAGACAGATATCAGCAATGTGTGGAATGAATTAAACAACACCTACCGAAAAAATAGATTCAGACACCAATATTACCCACAGCATTACAACGGCGCAGAAGTGTTTGATATCCCTGTTGCTGATAATGGTGTAATGCGGGTGATTATGATGAACGTAAGTATTGATGGATATGCAAGAGTGAATCTACCTGAGGCATTTAACGGTGTATGCGTGGTGCAAGTGACAGATGTCGGAGACGGTAGAAAATCAGTAGGGGCTAATATTCAAAATGGCAGCGTTGTTGAAATACACAACAGTGGTGAGGCTGGATTTAATATTC